CGCTCGTCTTTTAGACGGGTGACGGGGGCAACATGGGTGTCTGGCCGTAATGGCCGCCCGCGTACGAGTCGGACTTCCCGTCCTATTCTTACAGTGATGCTCCTCCAGGGATAAATCCTGACCTTCTGTCGCAGGCCGAGGTGAAAGCCTTGAATAAACTGCGCAGTAAAAGCGGACAGGCCGACCTAGACTTCGGTCTTTGGTTCGGCGAGCGAAAAGAAACCGCTCAATTGTTCGAACAGGTGGCTAAGGGGATCCTGAACCTGGCTAAAGCTCTTGCCAGGAAGGATCTTCGAAAGTCAGCAGAAGTGGTGCGGGACACTTTCCGTGTCTCCGTCTCCGCGCGTGAGGAGCGAAAGCGACTTGCGCGTATGGAGAAGTTTCTGCGCCGAGAGACCAAGCGTGGGCTTAAATCCACGAAATTGACCCTGGCTCTTCTTCACGAGTCGGTGTTAGCTTACAATCTTGGGGTAGCTCCTCTCGTTAGCGATCTTCAGACCGCTCACCAGCGGTTCCTGACGGGTGACCTGACATCAAAAATGGCGGTTAAAGCCGTCAGTCAGCACGCCCGCGTTGAGAACGGTAGCAAACTTCGATCACTCGAAGGTGGACAGCTGAGACAGCTGACCACACTTGCCCGTACGCACGGCTACACAGTGACACTAATCGCCGTACCAATTCAATCGGTATATGCAGACATGTCGCGGCTGGGTTTTGCCAACCCTGTCAACACATCGTATCAGCTGATTGGCGGTTCGTTCCTCCTGGACTACGTAGTCGCAATGGGCCCCTTCCTTGAGGCATGCTCCGTTCCAATGGAGTTCACCTTCGAGCAGGGGAGTTACACCCATCGCCTGATTTCTTTGATTCGAACTCAGGTATTTTCGCCGATGGGGAAAACGACAGTGGGTGAGTATTTCATTAACTTCACCCAGCGGAGAGTCTACGACACCTTCCCGGTGCCGATACCGCCGCTGTCTTTGAAGGGGAAAGATTTATCCTTCAAGCAACACGTTAACGCGGGGCTAATTGCCTTATCAGACTTGAAATCCCTGATAAGCCCACCGAAGTTTCGGTAGGGGCCTCTAACTTCAATACGCGTCAACATCCGGCCCAAAGGAGGGCACAATGTCTCTTTCCATTAACGATGGTAAAGGTTCACCCGTCGCACACGTGTTCACGCAGGATGCCCAGCAAAACGGGCAGGACCCTGCGGAGTTCGTGAATCGTAGCAACATTAACGGACCCAACTTCTGGGAGCGCATCAACGGCTGGATCACCCTGGGTCGTAAGACCAAAGGCGTTCCCCAGCCGCACACGAT